CTTACAACGTTCGAACGAACAACTAGTAAAACTTACATCTATTTTATCCAAAAAAACAGACAATTCTGTATCACTTACAGAAGACGACAAGAAAGAACTCTTTGATGTAATTCAGGGAGAAAAGCAATAAATGGGTAATATTAACGGCTTACCTGATAACATGAAGGTATACGAGCAAGGCCAAGGACCTGCCTTTATTAAGGACGTGGCGGCGGAAGGCGCAATGCCTAACAGTCTTCACAATCGACAATATTTTGATGGCAAGTTTATTGCTTCTATAAAAGTTGAACCTAGTGATGCTCATTTGTATAATTTAAATTTAGCAACCGTTGCCGGATCCGGAAAAGAAGCAGTAGACGAATTAAAAAACTTGTTTGTAGCGATAGTACACGTTCCAGAGCTGCAATTTTACCCTTGGCCAAAAAAAGATGATCTCAAGGCTTATGATGAGATAGCGCGAAATGGGGGTGTATTTGTATCTTACTTGGGATCCGATTACGATCCAGCATTTGGAGATCGAGTAAGAGTATCATATTCGGATCCTCTGACGCGAAAAGATGGAGTATTTGAGTTTTCATATGCTCTTGGCGCAGGTTCAGGTGGCGCCGAAATGATGCTACTTAAAGCCCAATTTAAACAAATGGTGGCGTTGATGAAATCTGGCAATTTTGGAGGTTTTAGCAGTGGCGGCAAGGTGGCAGTACTGGCACAAGATTCTGGTAAATATGTCAAAACATTTCAAAAACTGATGTCAGGAAAAATCCCAGAAATGTGTGTTTGGATAGATAGAAGTGGAGTACTCAAGCCAGATGAATATATTCCCGTATGTAAAAAATTAGGATTTAAAAGAATAGGACTGTTTATAACAGGTGTTCATGAAGTAAAAGTCGGTGAATATAAACCATTTGGTGGTAAAGCTAAGGTAAATAAAGCTGTTAAAAAGTGGCTTGATGCTGGAATCGGAGTTGATTTCACAGTTTGGGTTAACCCAAAAGGTGATTATTTGGAAAACATGTTAGAACATTTTCACGAACTGTTTGCCAAATATGGCCAATCGGGCTATAACGGTCGATTTAGACTTTGTATGGACACTGAACAGGAATGGAAAAAGGCCCCAATTGGTGAAGGGCACAATAAACGATTAACAAACTTGCTGTTTAGACAAGGCGCCGGCGGTCATAATAAGAAATTAGCTAAAAATTTAGCACTTACAGATCATGGCGGTTTGCAGAAAAAAAATTATAATCTTATGATGACCTTGGATAAGAAAATTAAGTCGTTAGGTGGCTCGGGCTGTATAAGACAACCACAAGCATACGCCGGCGGCTGGAGTAAGCGATTAAAAAGAAAGATTCATAGCAAAGATATTAAGTTTCCAACCAATATTGCAAATTATTCTATGAACCCGGGAAAAAAGGGCACCCGCAAGGGCTGGCACAAAGGCACAGGCCCATTAGAAATGGGAATGGCCGAGTACAACCCGGTTGAAGGAATGTCGTATCGCGAATACATTTTATTACAAATTGCATATGCAATGAAATGGGGTTCAAAAAAGATTTGGGTATGGCAGCTTCGAATGAAAGCACCAGCACGAAAAGTATTTATGCAAATAAAAGATGGATCTTGGGTAGAGGCAAAAAAAATAGGTTCATCTTCTAGTAAGAAAATTGCCGAAGTTGGCGAACTCACCGACAGTGAACGAACGTCGATGGAGGCGGCCTTGATGGGCAAGCCAGCGAAAAAACCGTCTAAAGACAAGGTTAAATCTCAAATGCCCTTAGGTGCCAAAGCGAAGGCCGCCGCAGCTGCGAAACAAGCATAAAGGAAACATAAATGAAATGGCGAAACTAAAAACATATAATCCTAATTTAACAATATCACAACAGCAGAGAAATAACCATGCAGATCCTAGTTATACGATCGATAGAAAAGGTGTTGCTGGTGATAATCTTATCGAAAGCACACCAAACTATATTAAAGCAACACGCGAAAAAGTCATTAAGGGTGCAAATAATAATTATATAGTATTTGGCACTGACAGACCCGGCGAAAAGGGAAGCGGTTATGGAGACACCACGCAAGCTGGCACTATTGATATTGTTGTCGGGCGCATTTCAAAAGTAAGAAAACATAGCATTTTAAATGATCAGTCGGTGGATTACCAAAAATTATATTGTGATCCTAACTTGTCAGCTGATGCATCGCGAATCTACATAAGCCAAAAAACCGATGCTGATTTAAACTTTGGCCTTGCTGATGGAAATGTGGGAGATTCTAGAGCGAGAGGTGCCATAATATTAAAATCGGATGCGGTAAGGATTATTGGTCGTGAAGGAATTAAGCTTGTAACCAAGACTGGCAAGTTTAATTCTCATGGCGATAGAATCAGATCGGTCCCTGCAATTGATATCATAGCTGGCAATTTTGAAACTGGAAAAGAGCCTATAGTAAAGGGCAAAGTGCTAAGAAACACTTTAAAAGATATAATCGAAAGAGTAAATGAAGTCAACTCGGTATTAGATCAGTTTGTAACATATCAGTTAGAATTTAACTCTGCAGTGCAAGATCACGATCATCCAGATTTTTTTGCTATGTTTTTAGGCGGATTAAATGGCGGAAAATGTCCTTTCAGTCCGGAACTATTAGCAGCCGGCATAAAAGCGACAGCAACACAACAGGTTGCTAAGCATGACGGTGTTATGAATAAAATAAAACTTGGTCTTAGTGAAATGAATAATACTGGAGTCTTTGGCTCCAAAGAGCCTAGTAGTCCTAGAGTTAGTGTTAGCTAAAATAAGGAAAAAACATGAGCAACGATAGGTGGTATTTAAAGCCAAACGACGCTATCAAGATTGATCGTCCTGGCGACTTTATTGACGAGTCACAAGCAAAAGAAGATGCAACATATTATAAAGTCGTTGTTCAGATGTCTCAAGATGAGATTAAAAACTTTTCCGGAAAGCCGGTGTTTGATCCTAGTTTTTTTGATGATTTCGCTTTTGTTGATAGCTTAAAATACAGTATTGCTGAACAATATTTAAATGCAGCATATGGCCCTGGTACCAAACAGTTAGCTTGGGATGAAGATTACAATATTCCGTTCGAGCAATATTCCGCAGAAAACAAAGAAAAGTTGATTTCTAGTGCTTTTATCACAAAAAAGTTTCATATTGAAACAGGTTCTCCAGGCATATATTATTTCTTGGGATTGTTTGGTTTAGGTCCCGCCGAGCGAGCAATTATAAAAAACACAGAGGCCGGCGTTGCAGATGAAGTAGACGAAGAAGAAGAAACGTTTCAGCAAGTAGAATATGAAAAGCATCAAGAAGATTTAAGTAAATTAAAGTCTATACTACAAAAAGCCAAAAAGAGTCATGACCAACTTGAACAGCAATATCGAATTGACCTTGATACAATATTGCAAAGGATTGTCACGTATAAGAACTTATTAAAGCAAAGAATTGATATAGAGGATGCATTTGTTACCGACGTGATTGATGGCAAGATTACTGCAATTAGCGGGTTCGAAGATGAAGTAGAAGCTAATCAAAATGCTGAACCTGGCGAAGGAAAACAAGAAGAGCCGTTACCAGACGTAGAAGAAGATGAGCCTCCTAAATTAGAGTTAACAAAGGACTATAGAACTAGATTACTCTTCTATCGAATGGAAAAAAACAAATCAGGCCCGGTGCGACCTAAACGAATATTGCGTTATTATTACACATTTCATGGCGATCCTATTGTTGGGCAGTGGGTGCTTTTTAATAGAATAACCACAAACTTAGAAAGATTTAAGCGTAAAACGCCAAAGAATTTTGAAGGACCGCCGGCGAAACCTGCGGCAGAGTGGCCCGAAGATGTTTGGGCTCCATGGAATCCTGTTGACTTTTTATCCCCCGTAAAACTGAATTCAGAATACGACACTGAAGCGATTAATTTAATCTACAATATTGACAATATTATAAAAGAATACGAAGGTAAATCGGTCAATGCAGACCAATTTATAAAAAAATACATTAAGCCTGTTCCACAGTTAAGACCAAAATCGATCGTGGCAAATGCAGTATTTAATGCTGGTGAAGTAGTGCAAAAGACAATAGATCAAGTAGGCTCTGAATTGCTTTCCGATGCACAAAAGGCGAAAATACATAACGAAGTTAAGCTTAAGTATTACAACACATCGGATCTGGCCTTTCTAAACATGTTAAAACAAGCTCAATCAATGAAAACGCTTGAAGACGTATATGAAATGGTATTGAATGCGATACCGTTAGATTCTTTAGTTCCAACAGTTGTTGAATGTCTGATGAAGGCGATGCACTTGTCTGAATTGAAATCCATTGTGTGCGATATTATACTAGAAAACATCAACGAAGAAGAGATTAATAAAGTTTTACAATATTTAGAAACATCAACATCGGATATAGCTGGATTAGTTAAAGAAAAGATTGCATCATTGACCGCAAAACACACGGCGGGTTCAGGAGCTGTTGGTTCCTTTCTTGTTTCAGGAATTCAAGGCGCCGCAGAACGAGATATGTTATGCTTGGCTATATTTTCCGCAATTCCGCTTGCTGCAGCAATGTTAGCCGGGTTTGAAAAAGAACTTGGTATAACTAATCCAGCAGATGCCTTTATGGCGTTTTTAGAGAAAAAGATAAATATGTATTCTATTACTGGAATAACTGAAGGCTGGAGGATGTTGATCATAGAAGCTATTATATCTTTCCTAGATGAGTTTATCACACAAACTATTGTTAAACTATGTGAGGAAATCTCGTATCTTTGCGAAGGTTCAGCAGCTGCTGATATGGCTGGTATGCCAGTTGGTGAACTGCCTCCGTCTGTAAATGGTACACCTCCCACGATGCCTTTTACGCCTTTTTCATTGCCTGAGGCCATTCCTAACGAAGATCCAGAATCTGTAATGCAAGATATGCTTGCACCTTTTGGAGATCCGGATAACAGAGCTTTGATTGACAATCTTAAGTTATTTTTAGATGCGTTGGGAGATTTTTTAACAGTATCAGAAATATGCACTCTTATTTCTTCGGATGCCAACCCTGTAAATAAGAAATACATTCTCAATAAAGTGTTTGATGGTCTTTTATCTTTAGAAAAGTTTAGCATTTTACGCGAAGCTGTCAATTCAATAGCCAAACTAGAGAAGTTGTTTTTTATTTTAGGAAGCAAAATAAGCGACGATTATTGTGTTAAAAAGACTTTAGCTCTAGATGCTGCCAAAAAAGTATTATCTACTTTTTGTGGTCCTGCTTCTAACGCAGCTCTTATAGAAGATTTAAAGAACAAGGCAACTCAAGATGCCATTGATGCACTGTTAGATCAAGAAAGGGACATTAAGAAAGATCTAGTTAAAGGAATAGCAAATATATCCGATTTAACTCGGGTCGCTCCGGAATTGTTTTGCGGACCTGATAGTCAAAATAGCGGAAAAACTCCAATATTCCCATCGCACCAGCATGATAGTGAAAAATATTTAGCCGGCAAAACGATGAAAAAAACCATCAGAGGGATAGATAAGCAATATAATCAAGATCTTGCTCTGTATAAAGGAGTATTTTTATCGTCTATGGATGACGTTATTAATATATCTGGCAAGATTAGCGGAGCGATGGCAGCTGTTTTTGCACTCAATGATAGCCCGACTAGCCCGCCCAGTTCGACCCACGAACCGAGCACCCTCAAAAACCTTAAATTAGACACCAACGCCAATAAACTTATAGCTCAAAAGGTATATGACGCCGTAACAAAACCAGATTCGATATCTGTAAATACAAATCTTATCAACAACATGATAGCCATTAGCTCTAAAAGCAGTCAAATAGCTTTGTTTTTTAATTATTCGGACGTAGACGAAACCGGTGTGCCTCCAAAATCAGCAGCTTTAACATTTAACTTAGATAAACCAGCCGGCGCGCTTGAAGATTTAAGCAAAGAAGTTGACAACTATGAAAACATAATAAATCAAATTAATACATTCGATAGTAAAAATTATTACGATACCTTAATCAATGAGAATGTTACTACAGGGTTAGGATTTTATGGGTATTTATTAAAACAAGTTCTCACAGAACATATGGAATACATTTCTCAGCAGGATTTATTTAAAAGGGAAAACTTTACAAAGCTGCAGTTGACCAGCCAAGAAAGCCTAGATCCGTGTGAGATTTCTTTACTTGATCCTGCCAAATTGGTCTCACAACTGGAAGATAACATAAAAGCGTTGGAATGCAAAAAGGATTTCTCTGACATTCCTTCGGCCTTTGAGGTGGCTCAAATCAATATGTTTGTTGAGATTTTATATAGCACACTTATTGCACAAGAGTTCTTAAAAAGCATTTTTGTCCTATCAGCATTTAATTTGGATGCATTGCTACCTGAAGATAAGGAATTATCTTTCTATTATGATTATTTGCGGAGCAGAATTGATAACAAAATCAACAGCTTCAATAAAAAATACAGCACTATAAATCTTAATCTTGATGAGATAATCGCTAAATATTCTACTCAAGTATATGCTGCAAAAAAGAATCTAGATTTTTCTAATACTGAAACATATGCCAATCAAGCAAGATTAGATATCTTCCACAGAAATTATTCCGCAGTTAGAGATATATTCGCAAAAAAATTAAAAGCCTCCGGATATAATACTCCAGCAGCTAGTAGCATCGGGGAAGAGTTTACAACTGAAGATCCAGAAAATTCTATTTCAAAACAAGTGTTGAAAAACATAGTTTCTGATATTGTACATTCACCACCAACAATCACACAAATTGATTATTCTGAAAAGAAAATATTTGTAAAAAAAGGCACTTATTCATCTGATTCAAGATTAGTAAATGGCGGCTTTTTTATAGAAAAGGGCTATGATGTAGTCCCTAGATACAAATATGATGAAAATGGGGTCGACCTGCAGGCAATCACTAAAGAAACTTGGGATAAATCTGCATTTTCGAAACTTTTTACAGAACTGCAAGATACTCCACCATTTCCAAAATATCTGGAGAAAATATTTAACATCTTTTCACCAGATATTTTTGTTGGTCCTGACGAGGTTGATATATTATCATATCCACTTTATTATTTTGATACTGATAAGTCTAAACTAGCTTCTGATTACATATCCAATGGCCTAGGTATGCAATCTTTGAAATATTTCAACTCAATCGGAAAGATCTCCAAAAATACGTTTCAAGCAAAATATGAATTTGAGATCTCGCCGGAGACAACTATTATTGCTGCAGTCGGTAATGATGGCCTTAAAGAGTTTATGAATATAATCCCTAAAGTGTATAAAAAATATGCAGATTTTTATACGTTAAATATTTTATTGCGAGTTTCTGACGCCGGCGAATCCAAGAACTTTTTGGGCGAGACCGTCGCCGGCACCGGCCCGCTGGGCACTTTTTCTTTAGGTTCTCAATATAAGTTTATTAAACAATTAGCACCATCGGTGCAGCCCTACGCTGATTGGGCCTCCTTGGGATTTCACGATGCCGTGTTGGATAAGAAATATTTTATTCAAGAAGAAGATGGAACCTTATACTTTAAATTGCCTTTAATAACGTTTGAAAAGGGGGATGGTGGCGGCTCTTTCGCCAGCTTCCGAGCGTTCAACTTCAAAGATCTTCTAAGCGATAATGAAACAATTAATGAAATGAGCTTGACTGACGACTTTAAGAATCTTATAAGCACGATTAATTACAAAGATTTACTATCTTATTTGGCTATAGTCACAGCTGATGTCACAAAGAGTCAATACCCTGCTTTGGACAATGTATTTACTAGAACTATATTAACAGTTATTAACACTTTAAATCCGTTATTGGCGGTGGCAAATAGGCAAACAGATCCAGATTTTTACAAGACTTCTAATTTTACCAATGTTTCTACAGGTGGAGTGCCGGGATCTGATTGGCTGCCAATGATAATGAAAGCTTTTCTAGAAACTATAGCCAACATGGTAGATCCGACTTGGCGAACTGAATGGTTCTTGCCTGGTCCGCTCACTCCATTTGGTATGGCAGCTAAACTTCTGGAAGGCGTAAATGACGGCGAAGGTGACGAAAACACGAATGCACTAGAATCAGCCACAGAAGAAACAGAAGAAGAAGAATGTCTTGAGTAATAAAAACAGTTTAAACTATTTATTTGGAAAGGAAATAAATATATGCCAATTGGTTATGATGCAGAATTACCTTTAAGATATGATACTACAAAAGGGTTCTATTCTTTAAGCGAAACCAAAAACGAAAGCATAAAACAAAATTTTAAAATGCTTATGCTGACAGCTCCGGGTGAAAGAGTGATGTTGCCGGATTATGGCGTAGGATTAAGAAATTACTTGTTTGAAAATGACCCGGAAGAAGAAGTTTCATCTAAAATAAGAGAACAGGTGAATATATTTTTACCGGAAATACAGATACTAGTGTTGCAAGTAAAACGCGGAGAAGACTTACCTAATAAATTTGGCCAACGAAATACTTTATATGTTAGAGTAGAATATTTAATACGCGGTTTAAATGTAGTAGATACATATACATTATTGGAAGGAAATACCATTTAATACTTAATACGAGGACGGACGATGGCAGAAAAAAAACCAGCAATTAACTACACTAGTCGCGATTTTATTACGATAAAAAGCGATTTAGTTAATTATGCAAGAAGATATTATCCAAACGAATTCAGAGATTTTTCTGCGAACTCTTTTGGATCATTAATGTTGGATACTGTATCATATGTTGGCGATATTCTTTCCTTTTATTTGGATTATCAAACAAATGAATCGTTTTTATCTACTGCAATAGAGTACAACAATGTCCTTAAGTTAGCTAGGCAGTTTGGCTATAAGGCAAATTTGGCGCCCTCTTCATATGGTGTTTTAACTTTCTTTGTTTTAATTCCGTCTTCGAACGGAGCGCCAAACTATGATTATGCCCCCGTTTTAAAAAAGGGAAGCAAGTTTAGATCATCTATAGGCAAAATGTTTACACTGATTGAAGATGTTAACTTCGCAGATTCTACTAAAACAGAAACTGTTGTTGGAGCTGTAGATTCCAATAGCGGCGCGCCGCTAACGTATGCCGTCCGAGCAAGAGGACAGGCAGTATCTGGCGAATTGGCAATTAAAACTGTTACTGTTGGGGATTATTTAAGATTTAGAAAGATAGAGATTGTAGATGACAATATAACAGAAATAATATCAGTAACTGATTCTGAAGGTAACAACTATTATGAAGTGGACTATCTAACCCAAAATACCATATATGTACCTTTGATTAATCGTGGAGATGATAAAAATACAGTTGTCAACATTTTAAAGCCCATAGCTGTATCAAGAAGATATACAGTTTCAAAAGAAG